CCCTTAAGGGTGAACTGTTCCGAAGAACTAATATATATTTTTGTATATATATTACCATTAAATTAATTACTTGTAATTATCTTCGGTCTTGTTAAGATCCTCTTTCGAGGGTTGTCTTAATTCCTTAGAAATAAGGTTCTCTATCTGCTACACTCATTGTTAGTTACAAGCCCTTATCATGTATACTTAATGATGAATTAAGATATATGATGAGTGTTATAATTAAAATTTATTAACTTTTTACCTAGTAATGGGTAGAGTTAATGTCATTTAATGACTCGTTATAACATAGCCAATTATCAATGAGTTCCATAGTCTATAGATATAAACTACTTTAAACCTTTTATCATGAAAAATATTCACATCAAAGTCTTAAAAAGACTTTTAATGTTAATATTTTCACAACATGATTTAAAATTCTTTCGCCCTTTCGTCTCTAATTTATTTAAATGAATTAGTGACTGAGGAACAGTCCATACTATTAAGTATTATAAACAAATGCGTCTACATTGTACAAGGTACATATGTGGACAGCCTTTATTAATTAATAATATGAGTATTGGACTGACGAAAGATGGATGACCCAAAAAGCTTTTATTTCTTAAGAAATATGTTGATAGTGGTAAAACTGTTGATTTAAAATTTGTTTTAACAATTTTAAATTTTAGTAGATCATGAATCCTATCTAAGGATGAGTGATCTAAAGTTGAACCTAACTTCTCAAGTATTACAGATCCACCGAAAGGTGAATATACAATACCTGGAGGTTTTATCAATAAATTTGTTAAGAAACATTCATTGAATCGAAAACCACCTGTCTTCTCTAAAGCATTAGTATACTTATCAATGAAAGCTGGTCCTTCTGGACCTGCTACATTGATGTCTCATTATAACTTATTAAATTATAGTTATGAAGAGATGCAAAGTATATTTAATCTTACAGATGAAGCTGGGGCGGATTTCTTTTCTAAATCCTACAAGTATGCATGGGATAATAACTTACAATCACCGAAGTTGAATTCAACAAATGGTGTGTTAAGTTATGTTAAAGATCCTGAAGCAAAATTGAGGATAATAGCCATTTCTGACTATTTTACTCAGTTGTTTTTAAAACCAATTCACAATATAATTTTGTTTATATTAAGGACTAGTTTTAATACTTGCGACAGAACCTTTACTCAAGATCCAATGCATAAATGGGATGAAAATGAACACAGCTTTTGATCATTGGATTTGTCAAGTGCAACTGATAGATTTCCTATTGTTCTACAAAGACGTTTACTTGAAAGAATTTTTAATCAAAAATTCGCTTCAAGTTGACAATATTTGTTATCTAATAGGAAATTTACTACTCCAAAGGGTGACATTGTAAAATATTCTACAGGTCAACCAATGGGTACTTATTCCTCTTGGGCGGTTTTTACTTTAACTCACCATCTACTTGTACACTGATGTGCACATGTAGAAGGTTATGAAGATTTCAACCAATATATATTATTAGGTGACGATATCGTTATTAAAAACGATAATGTTGCTAAAAGATATATAAAAGTTTTAACTTCATTAGGAGTTGAAGTTTCTTTAAACAAAACACATGTATCAAAAGATACATATGAATTTGCCAAAAGATGGATAAAACCATTTTCAAGAACGGAGATTACAGGTATACCTTTAAAAGGAATAATCTTAAATTTTAAAAATCCACAAGTGGTTTTTATTATTTTATATGATTATTTCAAAATTAAATGTAACCTATATACAAGTAAGTATAATTTAGTAGAGTTGTTATTTAGACTTTATTATAAGTTTAGTATTCTTAGTAAAACTAATAATAGAAAAAGAAATTTATCACAAAAGATAATTTCTAATTCTAAGAAAGTTTTTATTACTTTGAATAAAAATAAACTTACAATGATCAAAGCTCTATCCTTGTCATTAGATATTGACTTTGGTTACTACAGTTATGATAAATTGAGAAATTTATTTACATTGTTAGTAACAAATGAACAATACCAAATTCCAGGTGAAGGGGAAGCTCTTTTAGAATATAAAAGAATCCTTTCAGCCGGAATGGCAGGGATAGTTGGAAAAATTAATAATAGTGTTATCAACAACCCCGATTTACTTTTAAGTAAATTTGAGTGTGAAGATAAAAATCTATTATCAGATCATCCTGTTTTCGTTTCCATTTATAATACCATTAAACAATCTTGATTAATTGTTCAAGTCTGGGATTTAAGCGATGACATTACATTACATAATGCATCAAAAGAAATCCAAGACCTCGATATTGAAAAGATATTCAATAAGGACCGAAACAAAATCCGGTCTTTAATGACTATTGGATCAATAATTCGAGGTGGTTTCAAAATTCTAAATAATACTCATGAAATATACTACGGTAGTTCTACTACTGAAAGTACATTCACGGCACCTAATGATTTAGTTAAGTCTTTAAAACATAACTTTAACAATGATGTGCTTGAGAGTATTATGAATAATGAATGGAAAGAACCCATAAGTTGAGAGTCGCAATCGCGAATCGCAGCATGGGAAAACTTCAAGCTTTAGAAGAGTCC